CGGCGACACGTCCTACGGGTCCGGGCGTGCTATGTGGAACGCCGGCGGCCCGGTCCGCAACCCGGCTCCCGGCCCGGTATTCCGGCAGAGGCCGGTCCCGGTCCGGTACGTGCTGCCGCCGTGGCAGCCCCGCGCCGGCCGGATCGGGTCCGCCCCGGGCGGGCCAGTCATCAACCCGCGCCGCGGCCCGCCCGTCTACGCCCCTCAGGGGCCCGTCCAGGCGAAACGCCCGCTTCTTCCCCGCGCGGGGAAGGGCACGGTCTCAAACCGTCCCGGCGGGCCAGTCCGCAACCCGTCACCGGGCCCGGCGTTCGCCCCTGCCGTGCAGGCGGTCCGCGCCCGGCTGCCCCGCCAGCCATTCCTGCGCGGACGCGCATCGGGCAGTCCCGGCGTCCCTGTCATCTCCCCGGTTGTCACCGGGCCGCCGTTCCGGCAGGCCACCCAGCCTGCGCGTGCCCGGATCCCGCAGAACGGCCCCCGCGGACGCGCCGCCGCTAACCCTGCCGCGCCGGTCCGCAACCCGAACGTCATCGCCGTCTCCGGCTCGATGCCGGGCCCGGTCCGCGCGTCCCTGTCCGTCCCCGCCCGTGGCCGTGCCGCTGTCCGGCCCTACACGGCACCCGCCCAGCCGTCCGCCGGCCCGCCGTTCCGGCAGGCCGCCTCCCCGGCCCGCGCCCGGATCCCCGGGGCTTCCCTCAAGGGCCGCGCAGCGTCCAACCCTGGCGGCCCGGTCCGCAACCCGCACGCAGGGCCGGCGTTCCGGCAGGCCGCCCAGCCGTCCAGGGCGCGGGTCACCGCGCCGCTGCGCGGGCGCATCACCTCCGGCCAGGGTGCCCCCGTCACGACGCCGCCCCCGGTCACCACCGGCCCCCCGGTCTACGGGCAGGCTCAGGGTGCCGCCGCGGTCCGGTGGGCCGGACGCGGACGCGCAGGCTCGGGTGCCTCGTCGCTGATCCGCAACCCGTCCCAGGGGCCCGTATTCACGCAGGCCACGTGGGCGCTGCGGGCTAGGCTCCCATATTTCCCGCCCCCTAGGGGCCGGGTCGCGTCGAGTTTCACCGCCCAGGCTGCCCCGGTCCCGAATGCCGTCGCGGTAACCGGGGCGATCGGCGCCGCGGTCCGCGCGGCCCTGCCCGTCGTCCTGCGCGGCAAGGTCATCACGCGGCCCGGCACGCCCGTCCGGAACCCGTCCGCGGGTCCCGCCTTCCGGCTGGCTGTCCAGCCTGCCCGGATCCACCCGGTCCTGCCTCCGCGCGGACGCACCGCGGGGAACCCTGGCGGCCCGGTCCGCAACCCGGCGCCCCCCGGGTCCGGCCCGGTGTTCCGGCCGTTCACGCAGGCGGTCCGTGCCCGGCTGCCGTTCCCGCCGCCGAAAGGCCGGGTCGCTTCCAGTCCGGGTACGCCGCCGCCGCCGTCCGGGCCCCCGCTGTCCGGCGGGCAGCCTGCGGGCATCCGGGTCATTTTCCTGGCGACTGGCCGGGCCCAGTCGACGCCGGCCGCCGTGCGGGTGTCAAACCCGCAGTCGGGGCCGGTTTTCCGGCAGGCTGTCCAGCCCGCGCAGGCGAAACGCCCGCTCCCGCCCAGGGGTCGGGCCTCCGGCAGCCCTGGCGGGCCGGTGCAGAACCCGGTCCCGGGTATCGTCGGGCCGCCGTTCTACCCGTTCCGGCAAGCCGTCCACATCCGGTTCACCCTCCCCCCGAGAGGCCGGACCGAAGGCAACCCCGGTGCCCTGGTGCGGAACCCGCACCAGGGCGGCGCGTTCCCCGCATGGCATCGGCCCGTCCAGGCCCGGCAGCCGCTCCCGCCCCGGGGGCGCGTCTCCGGGAACCCTGGCGGCCCGCTGCAGAACCCCCCGGCTCTCGGCCCGGCTATCCCGCAACGCGGCCAGCCGGTCCACGCCAGGTTCCCGCTCCCGCCACGAGGCAGGACAGCCGGCAGTCCCGGTGCCCCGCTCATCACGCAGGGTCCGGCGTTCCGGCAGTTCACCCAGCCGGTACAGGCGCGGCACCCGCTACCCCCGCGGGGCCGCACCGGTTCCAACCCGGGCGGGCCGCTGCAGAACCCGCCGCCGTTCGTCCCGCCGTTCGTCCCGCCGTCGCACCCGGCCCGCATCAGGCCGGCGCTGCCACCCCGGGGCCGGGTCACGGCAAACCCCGGCGGGCCAGTCCGCAACCCGTCGCCGGGGCCGGTATTCCGGCAGGCTGTCCGCCCCGCCAGGGCGGTTATCCCACAGAACGCCCCGCGGGGCCGCACCGGTTCCAACCCGGGCGGCCCGGTCGAGAATATCCCGTTCGCCACCCTGCTGTTCCGGCTCGGTTCCCCGTACTTCCAGTGGGCCACAGGGACACCGGAATTCGACTGGGCGGCAGAGACCCCCGTGACATCGGGCTGACCGCTGGAGGGGTGTGGGGTTCGACGCGATCGGCATGTCGCAGCTGTCCACCCAGTACGTGTTCATCCCCGTCCAGGCCACCCGGTCCGGCGTCGCGTACAACCCGACCGGTGACAGCGTTCAGTTCGCTTTCATGCCGCAAGCCACCCAGTCGCCTCAGGTCTCCGACTGGGTGGCTGCGTCATGGGACACCAACACGACCAGCGTCCTGTACCCGTACTCGGCGAAATGCCTGGTCGGCCCGGCCGGGACGGTCACGCTGGGACTCGGGTCGTACTACATGTACCTGAAGATCACCGACAACCCTGAGATCCCGGTGCTGCTCGGCGGCATCCTCCAGATCACCACCTGAACGGGGGCCGCACGTGCCGGGGATCAGCCTCGTCTCCCAGGGCACCATCGCCGCCAGCGGCTCCCCCGCGTTCGGCGCGGCCACCACGGCGGGGAACCTGCTGGTCGCCTGGGTGGGCTCGAACGGCAGCGGCGCGTCATTCACCACCACTACCGCAGCGTCCGGCTGGTCGGCTGCCGCCCACGGCGGGACCTCATTCGGCTGGTCCTCAGTGTGGTACAAGCCGAACTGCGGCGCAGCCGAGACCGCCCCCGTCTTCACCGACCCGAACGGGTCGGTCGCGTACTCCCAGCTCGCCGAGTACAGCGGCGCAGCCCTGTCTTCCCCGGTCGACCAGTCGGGCGGCGTGATCACCGGGCCGGGAATGGCGGCGTGGGAAGCCATCCTGTCCCCGGATACCGAACCCGGGGACCTGGTGTGTGCGGCGGGTTTCTGGAACGGATCGAACAGCGGCGGCACCATCACGGTCACCCAGTTCACTGATTCCGCCGGGGCGGCTATCACCCCGCACTTGACCCAGGCCAGCAGTGGCGGCCTCTACCTGGCCTCGCTGTGGGGCGTCACGTCCAATACGGGCAGCGCCGGCGACGTGACATGGCTGCTCAACTCGATATTCAACGGCGGCGGCGGTGCCGTGGCCTCGTTCAAGCCCGCCAGCCCGGCCGCGCAGCCGCTGGCCATCGCCCCGCAGGCACTGCCGGTCACCTGGCTGGACTTTCCGTACGTCACCCGGATCCTCATTGCCACCGGGGGGACACCGCCGTACAGCTTCTCAGTCAGCGCCGGCTCGCTGCCGCCAGGGATGTCCCTGTCGGCCGCCGGGGCGCTGACCGGATCCAGCGTCACCGCAGCCGGGGTGTTCGGTTTCACCGTCCAGGTCACAGACGGCAGCAGCAACACGGCGACCGCCGCGCAGTCCATCACCGTCCACTCGCCGCCGGCTGGCACGACCCTGACCACGGCCAGCGGGGAGGGTGTCGCCCTCGGCCCCTACCCCGTCCCGTCGATCTGCCCGGCGAGCAACGGATTCAACTCGTTTGTCGAGGCTAACTGGGTGCTGCCCACGGGAAGCTACGCCCAGGCGATCGGCGCGTATAGCCCCAGCGTGTTCTACGCCTCGGCGGATGGCGCCCCGGCCGGGACCGGGGCGGTGCAGGCCGCGCCGGGGTATCAGCAGTTGTGGAACGACTGGGGCGGCAGTACGTGGAACGGCCTGCTTAACACGCCGCTGAGCGCGTTCTCCTCGCTGACGGCCACCTTTGATGTCACCGATCCGCTCACCGGGACGTACGAACTGGCGCTTGACATCTGGACGGGTTACACGACCACGAATACGCCCGGCAGCGGCAGCGCTCAGGACATCATGATCTGGCTGGACACGTCGCCCGAGCGGCTAGCCGACCAGCCCGCGCCGCTGTGGCAGGCAAACGTCCAGATCAGCGGCCGGATGTTCGATGTCTACGGGACGCCTTTCGGCGGGGAGATCATCATGGCCCTGCAAGGGCCGGGCGGCACCGGGACCTACGCCCGCATAACATCCGGCACCATCGACATCCTCGGCCCGCTGAACTGGTGCGTAAGCCAGGGACTCAACCTAGGCAACCCCCCGTACCTCACTTCGCTTGATTTTCTCTGGGAAATCTGCAACACCGACACCTACCTGGGGTCCGGGGTCACCCAGACCGAGAATTTCATCTGCAACAACTTCACCTACAACTGGGAACTGGGCGGCCAGGCACCCGTGTCTTACCGCCCGAACCTGGTGAACCGGGCCGTGACGATCCCGGTCCGCATCGGCCGCCGCTAAAAGGGCGAGGGGGCACGATGAGCCGCACCTCGGGGGTCCTCGCCGCGATGAAAGCGGTTCCCGGCGGTGCGAGGTACACCCCGGCGCCGCAGTCCGGCGGGTGGGGCGGCATGAACCAGGTCGCCGCGAACGCCATGTACGGCAACCCGGCAGCGGCCACCGGGTACGGCCCGTTCCTCCCCAGGCCGTCCCGCGTCTTCACGGACGGGGCGTTCGGGCCGATGAGCCCGATCCAGCCCGTCCCCGTCGACGTCCCGCCCCCCGGCGGGGAGTTTCCGGACCCGCGCTGGTGGCAGCCGCGGGTCGGCTGGAACCTGCCGACTCTCCCGCGCACTGAGGGCCTGTCCCTCGCCTCGTTCGACCAGCTGTACACCCTGTCGAACAAGTACTCCGTCGCCCGCAGGTGCATCGAGCTCCGCAAGGACGAGATCCGCGGCCTTGAGTGGCAGATCGAGATGACCACCCAGGCCGCCAAGGCATACCAGGGTGACCACAAGGCGATGCGGGACTTCGGGGAGCGCGCCGCCCTGGCGACAAAGTTCTTCCGGCACCCGGACCCGGATTTCTTCTCGTTCGGCATGTTCCTGGATGCGCTGCTCGAGGAGATCTTCACTTACGACGCGCTATGCCTGGTGTTCCGGCCTAAGTACGGCAAGGGTCTCGGCAGGGGACTGCTTGGCAGCGACCTGGATTCGCTCAGGCTCGTGAGTGGCCCGACGGTTCGCCCGCTACTCGATATGCATGGCGGAAAACCGCGCCCACCTGCACCTTCTTATCAACAGTACCTCTATGGGGTGCCCAGGAGCGACTACCAGACGGTCATCGCTGGCACCGACATCGACGACTACGGTCTCGCCGGCGCTGAGGTGAACTCGTTCCGGGCTGACACGATGCTGTACGCCCCGTTCGTCACCCGCCGCGAAACCCCCTACGGCATGCCGCCCGTCGAGCAGGCACTCCTCCCGATCGTCTCGGGCCTGCAGAAGCAGGAGTTCCAGCTCGACTACTTCACCGAGGGCACGATCCCCGGCTGCTACATCTCGCCCGGCGACCCGAACATAACACCGACTCAGGTCCGTGAGCTGCAAGATGCTCTCAACGGTATCGCTGGCGATCCTGCGTACCACCTGAAAGTGATCGTCCTCCCGCCGGGCTCTAAGGTGATGCCGCAGCGGGCCGTGGACCTCGCGGACACGTTCGACACGCTCGTACAAACCCAGGTCACGATGGCGTTCGACGTAACCCCCGACGAGCTCGGCTTGCTCCCGAACGTGGGCAGTCCCGGTGCTGGCGGCGGGGCGAACGCCTCGGCGGTCAGGTTCGGCGCGGCCGGCCGGGACGCGAAGACCCGTAAGTCCACGAAGCCCCTGCTGCTGTTCCTGACGGACATCTTCAACTACGTCCTCCAGGACATCTGCCAGCAGCCCGACATGCAGTTCAGCTTTGAAGGCCTAGTTGACGACGAGGACAAGCAGGCGATCACCACGCTTGGCGTGGAGCAGGTCCAGAACGGCATCTCCTCGATTGACGAGGTGCGGGAACGCCTCGACATGCCCCCGTGGGGTTTGCAGGAGACGTCGGAGCCGGTGGTGTTCACGGCGCAGGGCCCGATCCCGTTCTCGATGGCGCCGCAGCTGATCGCGAACATGCAGGGCGGTGCGGGGGGTCAGGGGACGAACTCGGGTCAGCGCACCACGTCGTCCCGTTCCCGCACGAACCAGCCGTCCGTCCGGCGGGGAGGACAGACCCGGCCGAATGGCAGTCATCCGGCCCCGGTCGCGCCTCACCGGGAGGCAGCAACTCCCGCGCACTCAGCTGCCGCCGGGGCCATCCAGTCACCCACACCCCGCACAGGCGGCACGACTAGCCGCTCGAGCGTGGCCGGGTCCCGGAAGAAGGCTGTCGCGTCGGAACTGGACGCACTGGCCCGCCATCTGCGCAAAGGCCGACTGATCTCCACGTGGGAGTCCCGGCACATCCCCGAGCGGGCACTGGGAATGATCGCGGAGGACCTGGCCAAGGGTGTGCTAATTGATACAGCGGTGGAGCGCGCTGCCGATATCATCGCCAAAGCAGAGAACGGGCCGGAGGCCGAAGGCGTAGGCGGCGCCGACTTTGGAGATCAGGACAGCGGCGTCGTCCCTGCTCATCTTGAACTCCACCGTGACAGTGCAGGGCTCGTCAAGGCTGCTGTCCGCTGGCCCGGCTGGGAGTGCGACCTGGGTCTGGTCGGTGCTTACAAGAACCTCATCGGGCAGGCTTTCCATGACGCTGAGACTAGGGGATCGGACCTCCGCAAGAAGGCCGCCACCGGGGGAATGTTCGTCTCTAACGGGACGCTGAGGGACCTGATAGGCGATGAGGTCCGGGAAGTGTTCTCCGGCGTCCTGACACCCCTGTGGACCGAAGCATGGAACCTGGGGTACGCGGCGGCCGAGTCGCTGGTGACGGGTGAGCCTGCGGACTTCACGGCGAAGCATGACGGCGACGCGCTGCAGGGGTTCATCGGGTCTGAGGGTGAGCACTGGCTTCAGCAGGTCGCCCGCACGGGCCTGGGAAACAACTCCGCCCGCAGCGAACTCATCGCCCGGACCGAGGTCGCCCGCGCCATCAACAGTGCGGCGATCCAGTGCTACCGGGACCACGGGGTGGCGTACAAGCACCTGCTGCTGTCGCCGAACGCCTGCGATATCTGCAAGGACGCGGCCGATGACGGCGACATCCCGCTTGACGCCCCGTTCTCCGCAGGCGGCGTGACAGGCACCTGCCATCCCGCGTGCCGCTGTGTACCTAGCCCAAGCGGAATCGAGGCGGAGCCGCCGCTGGCAGGCCTGGGAAAAGCCGCAACGCAGGACGATGACTCGCGCCTGGTGTGGCTGCTGCTGCGCGCCCGCGATGAGGACGGCAAGTACCGGTTCCTCCTCCAGCAGCGCTCAGACGGCTCGTGGGGCATGCCCGGCGGCAAACCCCATGTCGGCGAGGACTCGTGGGGTGCGGCGCTCCGCGAAGTCACCGAGGAAATCGGCCACTTCCCCCCGCCGAAGATCACCGGGACGTTCCACCACGTCGAGGACGACGGTAAGACCCAGGTGTTCTTGTGGCTGTGCGACGTCCCCTGGTTCCACCCCTCGCTCGACGGCAAGACCCCGGAGGAAACCCAGGGTGCTGCGTGGTTCCGGCGTAAGGAAGTCGCCGCCCTGAATCTGGCCCCGAAGTTCCGGGAGGACTGGGAGAAGGGCGTCTGCCTGCGGGAGCACGTCACCAAGAGCCTGCAGCGGATGGTGAACGAGAACGGCGAGGAACTAGTCCTCACCCCGGCCTCGCAACGCCTCCAGGCAGTCGGATCACGGTGGCCATACCCGCACCGGGGCGACGGCGCTGAGGATGGCAACGGGGCCCGGCACTGGCCTGACGCGGGTCCCGGTGCGGTCCCGTCTGAGGTGGGCAGCGCAGGAGACGAACCCCCCGGTCATTTCATCAGCGACGGCGCGGAACTTGAGCCTCACGGCGACGTGGAACCCCGCGGCGGCGATGACGGGAAAATGCCGCGCGGGCGTAAGCCGAACCCTCCGGCGTCCCGGTTCCCGGATTCTGAGCAGATGTACGACGAGATGTGGCCCGCGCCGCAGGCCACTCTCACGCCAGCGGCTTCCACGGTCGGCGCTCCTAAGTCCGCGAATGATTCCGGTCACCCGGTAGTCGGTTCCGTCCCGGCGGAAACCCCGAAGCCGTACCGGCCGCACGCCGTCAAACCGGAGGCGTTCGACCCGGCCGAGACCGTCGAGGACTGGCAGCCCGAGGCCGAGTCCAACGTCGTCCATAATCTTCCCAAGGGCGCGCAGCACGTCACCGACGCCAACCCCGTCGAATGGCGCCACGTCTGGTCAGTTATGGAGTCCAACTTTCCGGATTCCTCGCTCGAATGGGTGAAGCACAGCACATGGCACGGGCCCGTACATGTCCCCTGGTCCCGCGTCGATGATGACGACATCGGCTCCTGGGCGGCCAGCCACCAGCCGGAAGCGGTGGACAGGTTCGCGCGGGAGATCGCCAAGGGCGGCAAGCACACCGAACCGTCGATCCTCATCCACCAGGCGAACAGCCCCGACGGGCGCGAGAAGGTCATTGACGGTCACCACCGGGCCATGGCGCGGCACTTCAAGCTCGGCAAGCCCGTCCTCGCCTACGTCGGCACGGTCCCGGCACGGTGGATGCAGCAGGCGCTCGAAACTCACTCCTCGCAACTGCATCAGGGGGCCGACCCGCAGAACAAGTCGGCGCAGACACCCGTCGTCTCCACCGTGCACCACCCGCTCGGCCACGAGGGACTCTGGCACACGCCCGACAAGCACGTCCCGACCATGCAACAGCTGCCGGCCTATGTGCAGAACACGGCGCGGGCGCTGATGCGGGACCAGGGCATGGAAGAGTCCCACGCCATCGCCACCGCCATCAACGCGATCGACGAGTGGCGCCACGGGACCGCGTTCGGCGGCAAGCAGAAGGTCACCCCGGAAGTACAGGAAGCCGCACAGCGCGCCTGGCAGGAATGGGAAGACCTCAAGGCCAGCCACCACGCCGGGAACGACAGTTGAAGCTCTCCGTCACCGAATACGAACGGGAACAGCTAGCCGCAGCCCGGCAGATCGTAGACGAACTAAACGCCAACCTCGCAGGCCGGGGAGCCGGATTCCAGTTCGCCGTCGCCCTGGCAGGCAAAAACGAACCGGGGACACGCCAAGCCGAGGACCTGTTCCCGCGCGGTGAGCAGTGTGGAACCTGACCGTCTCCGCCCCCCGGCGTTCGCCGCACCTTCTGATCCTGCCCGGCTCCTGGCCTCCGTCGCTGACGCTCTCAACGCCCTGGAGAACGCGGGGATCACCGTGGACCTGGCAGGCGGCGCGGTGATGACTGACCGGGGTTACGTGATGGCTGTCGGGGACGGCCGGCTGGGGTGCAGGTGGCAGGCCCGGACACGGCTCTGGACACCGCTAGCCCCCGACGACAGCGACGACGACGACTAGTCCGCCGAGTAAGGCTCACGGCACCACGCCCCATGCTGATGCCGGGCTAGAGCCTCCTCTGCGGTCAGCCCGTTGAGTGTCACCCTTGGTGCCATGTCGCGAGCAAGCTTGAGTGCGGTCTCCAGGTCGAACCGGTGCTCAGCTAGCTCCTCCCGGGTTCGCTCGGATGGCAGCCGCTCGTGATGCCACTGCCCGTCTATGCCGAGAACGGGCGCGTCGCTGCTGGCGCTTCCGCGCCGCACGGACCAGTTCCCGTACCCGGCGTGAGTGACGGAGCAGCAGTACATGGCTGAGTCCATGCCCGAGCAGTCTTCGGGCCAGATGGTGACCTCGTAGCTAGTGGCAACGGTGCGCGGTTCGGTCATCGGGTCATCGTCTCATTCTCGTCAGGCAGCGAAGAGGGCCAACTGTCCCTCGCGCGGCAGCGCGGCGAACTCTTGCAGGTACCGGATCGCGGCGAGCAGCCGTTCCGGGTCGTCCTTGAAGTGGCCGAGTCCCGAGTTGCAGTTGCTGCACAGCAGTCCGCGTATCCCGAGCGCCCCGCGCTCGCTGTGGTCATGGTCGGTGTGCAGTCGCCCCTTCGGCGCATCCTCCTCAGCGATGTTGCAGATTGCACACCGGTCGCCCTGGATGGCCCGGAGTTCTGCCTCACGCGCCCGCACTGCTGCGGTTCGCGGCAGAGTGACCCGCTTTAGTTCAGCGCGGTGCAGCGGCAGGCATTCAGTGCAGGCGTTCGCTGCGACCGTGAACTGGTCGGCCGGGAGCGTCCGCTTGCAGAAGCGGCACGTGCGCTCGCGTAGACGATCGGGAAGCGTCGTAGTCCCGTAGACATACCAGCGCCTGAGATGCATCCCGCACAGGTCGCGGGCCTTAACTTCTCGCTCGCAGCCGTCTACGGAGCACGATCCTCGCAGCGCGGTCGGCTCCGGGTCGTCTGTGGTCCCGTGACTCCGCATCCGGTGATAGTGCTTGAGGCAGAGTCCTTTGACGTGCCACTTGGCAGTGCAACCGTCGACGCTGCACTCGCCGCGCTGACTGTGGAGCTTCTGCCGGTAGTGGCTCGCGCACAGGCCGGCGGTCCTGGCCGTTTCGCCACAGCCGTCCGCTGTGCAGGTCGTGACGTGGTTCCTGTTGCGCTCCCGCAGGACAATGCTGGGATCGCCATGGCGGAGCCACCGGCTGTAGTGGGTAGTGCACCAGCCCCGCGATTCCTGGGGCTTTTCACAACCTTCGAAACTGCATGGTTCGGCGCGTTTCGGAGGGCCAGGCCGACGCCCTCTGCCGACTAGCTTTTCTGGGTCTCCGTGATCATGCCAGCGGGCGTAGTGCTTCCCGCACCATCCGCGAGCGATGACCTCTCCGTCGCAGCCGTCGATGCTGCACGTACGCTGAGTCATAGGTGCCGTTACCGCCTTACCGGTTCGGTGCCGTGACCCTCGGGAGTGTGCCGTCACTGCCGGGGGTCTTTGCGTTCCCGTTCATTCTATCGCATCCGGCCCTCTGGCCTGCCGTTTTCCCCGGAAGTTAGGAGCCGTGTGGCCGCAACGCTGACTGATTCTGGCGAGCTGACTTACCTGTCGTTCGGCATAGACAAGGTAGAAAGCACGCCGGATGGCGACCTCATGTGTTACGGCCGCGCATCTGACGGCGGAGTAGATCACGATCAGCAGATCGTTGACCCCCGGTTCAGCGCCAAGGCGATAAGTGACTGGCTGGCTACTGGCGGTAACGTCAGGGTCCAGCACAACGCCCAGCGCGACCCCGCCGGCATCGGCCTGGAAGTCAACACCGACGAGTCCGGGGCAACCTGGGTCAAGTCGCTCATTATCGAACCGGTCGCGAAGAAGCTCGTAGCTAAGGGCGCACTCCGCGCCTACTCGGTCGGCATCGCCCGGCCGACGATCGAGCGCGACCCGACCGGCAAGGCTCGCGGCGGAATCATAACGGCCGGCGAAGTGGTTGAAATTTCAATCGTCGACAGACCGGCCAACGCCCGCTGCGGAATCTCCCTGGTGAAGAGCGCACAGGACGGCACTCCCGAGTACGTGGGAGAGGTCTTTGGCTCCGACGACGACATCGCCAAGGCCCTCGGAACCGACGTGACCAAGGCTGAGACGGCAGAGAAGTCCATCGCCCCCGCCGAGCCTGCGGGGATCGATACGTGGACCGCGCCGGATGACTTGTCGCTGAAGTTCACTCCGGACGACATGATGCGGCTGGTGCAGTCGAAGTTCGTTGAGAAGCATTACGACGAGCTTGCACTCAAGGCCATCGCGGACGCTGAGGCTTCGGTGTACAAGCGGGACATCGACACCGCCACGAGGCGCCGGCTGGCTGCTGACGGGAAGGCGCTTCCTAACCTCAGCTATCCGATCGAGAACACCGGGGACCTTCAGAACGCTGCCACGCTGGCGCGGTCGGGTCACGGTGACGTTGCGGCTGCGCGCCGCCTTATCGCCCGCAGGGCAAGGGAGCTGGGTGTGGCCAATCCCCTCGATGAGGGCGACGACGTGAAGAAGAGCACCACCGTCACGGAACAGGTCCAGAACGGCAATTTCGCGATCGACGTGGACGTGCCGGAGCCGGTCGTCTTCACGCCGAAGGGGCCGATCCCGTTCAGCGAGATCCCCGAACTCGTCGCGAAGGGTGCCGACGCTCCCACCGAGCAGGCCGAAGCCACCCCGGACGTCATTAAGGACCCGGACCCCAAGCCTGTCAAGAAGGCGAAGAAGAAGCCGAAGAAGCTCCCCCCGTGGCTGAACAAGCCCAAGGACGACGACGGCGATTCCGGCTCCGAGGGCGACGACGGCAAGGATGACGACGACAAGGCCTGCAAGTCGGTCAGCGACCACCTGTGGACCGGTGTTGAGGGCACCAGCGACATCGTGTGCTCTAAGTGCCACACCACCCCCGCCCAGGCCGCGGGTGTCACTGCGTCCCCGATGAGCCCGGCCCCGGTGGGTGAGCTGATGGAGTCCGACCCGGTTCCCTCGACCGTCTCCAAGGCAGGGCCGACCCCGGCGTCCGCGTCTGGTGCTGTCGGCGAGTCGATGACCCCTGTTCCGGCGCACCGGGAGCCGGACGGTGCCCCGATGGAAGCGTTCGAGGCCAGCGCGAAGATGTCCGACGGCGACGGCGAGAAGCCCACCCGGACCGAGGCGGCCACCGGCATGAAGACGGCCGCGCCGGACCTGTCCCCGTCTCCGGAGGTGGCGGCGATCTTGCGGTTCCAGCGGGCCGGGATTGACCCTGAAGCCGGCCGGCTCCATGACCTGACGTGCCCCGCGTACCACCCTGAGGCCGTGGCGAAGTATCACCCGTTCGCCGACTTCGCGTCCGCCATCGATATTGACGTGTTCCAGCGGCAGGCGGTCAAGGCCGCGGCGGGCGGGGACCTGGCGCGGGCGAAGGCGATGCAGCAGGTGTGGCAGGCCGCCGTGTCCCTGAAGGCCGCGGACCCCGGGTGGCTGAACGACTGCCGCCTCGACGCGTTCAAGGCGTTCCGGGATGCGAACCCGGGCCCGTCCACGTACCCGACGCCGGGAAGCATCAGCCCGCAGTCGTATAATCGGCCGCTGGTGACCGAGGGGCATGAGGCTACGTCGCCGGGTCATGACGGGCCGAACAGCAGCCCGCAGGTGGCCACGTCGGCGCCGAACGCGCACTCGTTCGACCGGCCCCCGCTCGCCTCCGGGCACCAGTCGCCGTCCCCGTCGCACATGAAGGCGTCGTTCGAGT